GCCCTTCGCTATACCCAAATGGCTAGCCCAAATCCTCAGATATGGGTTTACTCCAATGCTGGAGATCAACACTCGATAGTCTTAAACAAATTACGCGAAAGAGCATACGCCGCAATTCACGGCGGCTCTGACGATATTGGCTGGTTCGAATGGTCTGCACCTAACGGACTTAAATTTGATAACTCACCAGACTTTTGGCTAGGTGTCTGCCAAGCCAATCCATCACTTGGTTACACAGTTCACCCTGACAATATCCGCGCCGTGTTGTCAGACCCCGAAGATATTGTGCGCACAGAAGTTTTATGCCAATGGGTTGACACCATCAATCCAGTCATTAACCCTTCTCAATGGGAATCTTGTCGAGTCGAGGGTCTCAGACTTGATCCCGAGAAAGACACTTGGCTGGCTATTGATCTCAGTCCCGATAGGAAGCAAGCGGCGCTAGTCGCTAGTCAGAAGCTCGAGGGAGATCAGTTCCAAGTTATCCTTCTGCAAACTTGGCACAATCCGTCTAATCTCGACGACAAGTCTCTGGCTAACGATTTAGCCGATTGGGTGCGTAAGTATCCAGTCCAACTCGTTGCCTATTCAGCGAGAACCGCTTCAGCCGTTGCTGCGCGATTAGCACCGGCAGGAATTCGGACTGAGCCGATAGATGGTCTCGACTACGCCCAAAGCTGTGATGAGTTACTGGGAGCAATCTCATCTCAGCGGTTAGTTCACTCGGGACAAGATGAACTGACTAAACAATGCCTATCCGCTGTCAAGTTGCCTTTCGGTGACGGCGGATGGGTAATGGGCCGTAAAGTATCAAATGCAATTATTTGCGGCGCAGTTGCCGCAGCTATGGCGACTCACTTCGCCACAAAATCAAACGATGGCGTAGATATAGTAATTATGTAGCACAGACCCTTTACAATAAAGGCTCAATGGGTGCTATTAGAGATTTCTTCTTTCCACAAGTAACCGCGCAAACGCCGCAAAAGGTTAGCGACGTAACCGCCGCATTAACTCCGGTGCAAATCACCGATTCTGTTTATAACATTCTTGGCGGCGCTACAAATACAACTCGCCAGTTGGCTATGAGTGTTCCTTCAGTCGCTCGCGCTAGAAATATTATTTGCGGAACTATTGGCTCACTACCTCTTACAACTTTCAATCGCATTACTGGACAATATGTAGATCCACACCGCGTTATTAACCAACCAGATCCTCGCGTTGCTGGCTTTGTTATCTATAACTGGCTTGCTGAAGATATTTGGCTCTATGGCGTCGGCTACGGACAAGTTTTGGAAATGTATTCGACAACCGATGGCGGTCGAGTAAGAGCTTGGACTCGCGTTAGCCCAGAGCGCGTTACAGTTGATACAGATTTCCGCAATACTGTAATTGAGTCATACAAAGTTGATGGAATGGCGGTTCCTAACTCTGGAGTCGGTTCTCTTATTCGCTTCGATGGCCCAGATGAGGGATTGTTGCACCGCGCTGGCAAAACAATTAGCGCAGCTGTGTATCTTGAAAACGCAGCGGTCAATTACGCCAAAGAGCCAAACCCTTCAATGATTCTTAAGAGCAACGGCACTAACTTAACTGCCGAAAGAGTTTCATCACTTCTCAGCGCTTGGCGCACAGCTCGTCAATCTCGCTCAACTGCTTTTCTCAATGCAGATGTTGATCTTAAAGAATTTGGCTTTGATCCTAAATCATTACAACTCGCCGAAGCTCGTCAATATGTGGCTTTAGAATTGGCTCGGGCTTGCGGAATCCCAGCCTACTTCTTGAGCGCCGAAACGACTTCAATGACTTACTCAAACGCTGTGTCAGAGCGGCGCTCACTAGTTGATTTCTCACTTCGCCCAATCTTGAAGGCAATTGAGGAACGCCTATCACTTCCGGACTTCGTTCCAAACCCTGTGATGGTGCGATTTGCACTTGACGATTTCCTACGCGGCAACGCTTTGGAACGCGCTCAAGTTTATGAGATTTTGAACCGCATCGGCGCAATGAGCATCGAGCAGATTCAGAGAGAGGAAGATTTAATCCCTAATGAAAATTAAGATGCCTATGGTCGTAACTGCGGCCGATACAGTAAAGCGCACAATCAGTGGAACAATTGTTACTTGGAACGAGCAGGGTAATACCTCAGTCGGGCCAACAGTTTTCGCAGCTGACTCAATTGAGATGAAGCCAGTCAAATTGCTTCTCGAGCACGATCGCACTCGCCCAATTGGCAAATTGATGAGCCACGAAGTAACCGCCAATGGCATTGTGGCTACATTCAAAATTGCTAACACAATGGCTGGCGAAGATGCGCTAGTTGAGGCAACCGAAGGCCTACGCGATGGATTCAGCGTCGGCGCACAAATTAACGAGTGGACAAACAATAAGGGAACAATGCTTATCACTTCAGCAACCCTTGATGAAGTTTCTCTTGTAACTGATCCAGCAATTGACAGCGCTCGCGTTAGCGAAGTTGCAGCTTCAGAGAATGAAGCACCCAAAGAAGATTCTGCTCCGGCAACCGCTGAAGCAGACCAACCAACCGAAGGAGAACAAGTGTCTGACACTACCGTTCCTGCTCCTGCCGACGAAACGGTAGAAGCAGCTAAGGTTGAAGCCGCTGCGCCTCGTCCAGCGTTCTTCACCGCTCCTCGCCTTGAGTTCACAAAGGCTAAATATCTCGAGAATAGCGTTCGCGCTAAGCTCGGCGATGATGCAGCTCGCCAGTACGTTATGGCAGCAGACGACACCACAAGCAACAACGCTGGTCTCGTTCCAACACGTCAATTGACTGAGGTCATCAACCCACTATCCAACGCAGATCGTCCAGCTGTTGATTCAATCTCCAGCGGCGTTCTACCAGATGCAGGAATGTCATTCGAAATTCCTAAAATCACCGCAGTTCCAGTAGTAGCTGAAGTTGCCGAAGCAGGCGCTATTGGTGAGACCGGAATGACTAACGAATTCCTTAGCGTAGATGTTAAGAAATTCGCAGGCGGACAGGAATTCTCAGTAGAACTCTTGGATCGTTCTTCACCAGCATTTTTCGAGGAACTCGTTCGTCAAATGGAATTTGCTTATGCAAAGGCAACTGACGCTTACGTTGCAGACTTCCTAGCTTCATACGGAACAGATGGCGGAAACCGCACTCTCGATGCAGCAGGATTCCTTGATTTCGTTTCTGACGCTTCTGTGTCAATCTACAAGAACACTCTTGGCCGCGCTGAGAACCTACTTGCAACTCCAGAACAATGGGGCGCAATTATGAATCTTGCAGATGCAGGACGTCCGATTTATCAGAACCTCATCGGAAACTCCAACCAAGCAGGTAACCTCAACGGACAAAACGTTGTTGGTAACGTTCTTGGCTTGAACTTCCGTGTCTGCCGCACACTTGCGACAGCTGCCCCAACAGGTGATTATTCAATCATCGCAATCAACCCACAGTCATACACTTGGTATGAATCCAGCAAGTTCCGCTTGGAGACCGCAACAATCGCAACCGGTCAAATTAAGGTTGCTTACTACGGCTACGGCGCAATTGCTAAGAAGGTTGCTGCTGGCGCTTACAAGTGGATGGTTGCTTAGTTAGAACCCCAAAAGTGACGGCCAGTCCGCTCCCGAGCTGGCCTGTCACCCTCTAGATCGAAAGGAAACGAGATGCCATCAATAGTTACAGTCTCTGAACTGCGCACCATTCTTGGCGTCTCGTCCTCCCTTTATTCGGACGCATACTTGAGCGATATTGTGGATGCTAGTGAAAATCTAGTCCTTCCAATGCTCGTAACGTTTCAGAGCAAAATTAACAAAGTAGAATTAACAGATAACCTTGCCTATTTTCATACCGCGACAATTCACGAATTCACCGAAGGTCAATCGGTTGTCATTACAAGTGTCGGAGCGCCATTTAACGGCACTCACACAGTTACAAATGATTTAATTGGCCCCTATGTATTTACCGCCGCCATCACAAATGCTGACGTATTGGAAAAGAACATTATCCCAGCCGGAAACGCTGCGCTCTCTGGCGCATCAACCTATGTGGGAAATGCCAACGTCGAAGCTGCCGTTTTGGCTATTTCTGTCGAAATCTTCCAAGCCAGAACAGCTGCCGGCGGATCCATTGAAGGAATAGATTTCGCAGTTACACCTTATAGACTTTCTAAGAATTTATTGGCAAAGGTAACTGGCCTACTTGGCCCATATCTTGATACCGATGCGATGGTGGGTTAATGCCTGCCTCGACAGTTTTATCTTCTATCCGGACACCGCTGGCAACTGCACTCGCCTCCGTTTCGGCTAACGTTTATTCATACGTTCCCGAAGCTGTGCAAGTTCCAGCGGTTATTCTTGTTCCAGATTCACCTTATTTAGAATTAAACACAATCAACGACTCAACAATCCACGCCAAAATTAATATGACAATTACTTGCGGAGTCGCTTATCTTTCCAACCCAGCTTCTCTTGACAATCTTGAGCAGCTTATATTTTCAGTTTTGGCAGTAATTCCGGACGGCTACACAGTCGGCCCAGTAGAACGGCCATCGGTTACGCAAGTGGGTGCAGTCAATTTATTGGTTGCCGATATTCGCGTTTCCACCTATTACACACAAACCAACTAAGGAGAAAACGTGGCAACCACAGTAATTACCGGTCGCGACATTTCGCTGTCTTTCACAGGTGGAACGGACATCGAAGCCCAAGCGACAAACGCGGTATTGACTAAGACCAACGTTCGCGAGACCTATCAGACTCTCGACGGCGAGGCTTACAAGACAGTAAATATCGAAGGCACTTTCCAGCTTGATATGCTCGCAGACTGGGGCAAGGCTAACTCTGTATGCGAAGCTCTTTGGTCAGCAGCAGAAACCGCACCAGATACAACAATCAGCGTAACCCTAACCGCTGCAACTGGCGCACAATTTGTTTTCCCAATCCTTCCAGAATTCCCAACAGCTGGCGGATCAGGAATTGACGCACAAACAGTATCGTTCACCTTCAAAGTATCGAAGGGCGACGTAACAGAGACCTTCAGCTAATAGATCGGAGCATCGGGAGATGAAGTTATCAATAACAATTAAATACAACACGGGCGAGTCGGTTACCTATGTAGCCGGCTTACCCGAGTGGGCTAAGTGGGAACGCAAAACTGGCAAGTCCATTTATTCGATGAAGGATATTTCGGCTTATCAGCAAGCAGACTTCTTAGATCTTGCTTATTTCGCTTACAAGCGCGAAGCGGCAGGGAAGCCCACTAAGTCTCAGGAAATCTGGGAACTGTCCATTGATGAAATGCTGATTGGAGATGAAAGCCCAAAAGCTACGAGTCCGGAAGCGTAAATCGGCTTCTTGTCGAAGTCGCAATAGCGACCGGAATCCCAATGAGCGAGTGGACGGACATCGAACAAGTATTAACGGCAATTGAGATATTGAAGGAGCGCAAAGGTGGCAGATGAAGCGATTGCTTATGATCGCCGCGAGTTGCGTAATATTGTCCAAGCGTTCAAAGCTATGGACGAAGAATCCAAAAAACAAGCGCAAAGATTATCTAATTCATTGGCTCAATTTGCAGCTGATGAAATTAAACAAGCTGCTTACAACAGATTTAAGGCAGCCTCAGCCGTTCAAAGAGTCGCCGATGGCGTCCGAGTCAAAAAGTCGTCAAAGATTGGCGAATTCTCTTACGGATTTGCCACTCAGCGTTTTTCAGGTGGCGGCACTACACAAAGTCTCTGGCCGGGTCTTGAATTTGGATCTAGTCGTTTTAGACAATTTCCCAGAAGAAGTCCTCGACTTGGTAGGGGGGCAGCAGGTTATTTTATCTACCCGACCCTTCGCAAAATTCAGCCTGAATTAGTCAATAAGTGGGAAGAAGGATTTGCTTACATCCTTAAGGAGTGGGACATCTAATGGCCGGAAGTAGAACGCTCAAATTATCCATTCTCGCTGACGTTGATAATCTTAAAAAGAATCTTGACGTAGGCTCCAAAGAGGTCGAAGGCTTTGGCGGTAAGTTAGAAAAGTTTGGCAAGATTGCCGCTGCGGCTTTTGCTGCTGCCGCTGCTGCGGCTGCCGCCTATGCTGGCAAATTAGCCATTGAAGGCGTCAAAGCGGCGATAGAAGATGAAGCTGCTCAAAAGCGTCTAGCCCTAGCCTTACAGAACGTTACAGGGGCCACAGAAGCCCAAATTGCGGCAGTTGAGGAGCAGATAAGCAAGACGGCTCTGGCTACTGGCGTAGCAGACGATAAGTTGCGCCCAGCACTTCAAAGACTTGCAACAGCCACAGGATCAGTCTCTGAATCTCAAAAACTATTAACTCTTGCCCTCGATATTTCAGCCGCCACCGGCAAAGACGTCGAGACAGTTTCCAACGCATTAGGTAAAGCCTATGAAGGCAACACCGCTTCTCTGGCTCGTTTAGGTATCGGTTTATCAGCTGCCGAAATCAAAACGATGGGATTGCAAGGTGCAGTTACTCAATTGGGTCAAACCTTTGGCGGTGCAGCTGCTACCCAAGCCAATACTTTTGAAGGCCAGATTGCTAGGTTGAGAGTTGGCTTCGATGAAGCCAAAGAAGCAATTGGCGCCCAATTATTGCCAGTCATTCAGAGACTTCTCGATTACGTTGTGAACGTTCTCATTCCTAAGTTCCAAGAGGCAAAACGAGCAGCGATAGATCCAATCGTTCAAGCCTTTAAGAATAACGAAGCAGCTCTGCGCGACCTATGGTCTTTTATTAAAACTTATTTAGTCCCAATTTTTGAAACGGCTTTAGTAAGCGCAATCAAATCAGTCGGAGCCACAATCGCTGGAATCATTAACATTATTGGCACAGTCACCAGCAAAGTTAAAGAATTGGCTAATGACGTGATTGACGCCGTTAATAAGATTATCCGCGCTTACAACTCAATTCCCATTCTGCCTAACGTCTCAACCATTCCCAATATCTCCACAACAACTACTTCTAGGACTGGAAGCGTTCCAACGGCAAGCCTCCCATTTGGCGGCGCTTCAATCATTCCACCATCGAGCGGCTCGGCTAACGTAACACCTTCGACGCCTACAACAAGAGTTACGACCCCGACAACATCGGCGCCAAAGGTCACAACAACCCCAAGCGTCCCAGTTGGATCATCTAGCGCCATCACAGTTCCGGTATCCTCTGGCGGATTCTCAAGATTGGCCGATGCTCAAGGAATTGCGCCCGTAACTATTAATGTCAATGCCCCTAGCGCAATTGATGAAGAAGGCTTCACTCGAGCAGTTGTGTCAGCTCTCAACAATTCAAACTCTCGCGGAACTGGTGGCGGAAGCCAATTGTTTGGAATTAGACAAGAGTTATGACAGCTTGGACGCCCGAGTATCGCGTTTTAATTAACGGCACAGATGCCACAGATTTAACCCTTGTCGGCTTCACGGCTACTTCTGGACGCACCGACGTTAATACCCAAGCCCAAGCTGGTTATTGCAATTTGCAGCTCATCAATGCGACCAACGCGTTTTATGATTGGAGCGTTAATACTGGCGTAACCCTCGAGGTCAAAGATACGAGCGGCAACTGGGTTAGCCTATTCGGTGGAAGAATCAGCGACGTCAGCACTAGCGTAAGAACGGCTGGTGAAGTCGCTTATGTGACGCAGATTCAGATTGTCGCGTTAGGCGCATTATCTAAACTTTCCAAAGCCATCTGGACTTCTAGCCTTGCGCAAGACGATGATGGAGATCAAATCTTTACAATTTTGAGCGACTTGTTATTAGCCTCTTGGAATGAAGTTAGTCCAGCGCAACAATGGAGCAGCTATGATCCGACGACGACGTGGGCCAATGCTGGCGACGTAGGGCTTGGCGACATTGATAGACCCGGCCAGTATGAAATGGAGCAACGTTCAGCCAGCCCAATTGATTACTACTCAATCGTTACTCAAATCGCCAATTCAGCTCTTGGCTATGTCTACGAAAACGCCAATGGAGAAATTGGTTACGCAGATGCAGCTCATCGGCAGACTTATCTACTTGCCAACGGATATACAGAATTAGACGCTCGCGAGGCTTTCGCGGCTGGTATCAAGCAATCTATCCGCTCGGGCAAGATTATTAACAATTATCAGATTAACTACGGTAACAACTTCAACAGCTCCAAAACGGCTTTAGACCAAGATTCAATTGACCTTTATGGCCTTTACTCAGTCCAAGAGAATTCGCTGGTTCACGACGCCACAGATGCTCAAAATATTGTAGATCGCCAGATTGCCCTTCGCGCCTATCCTCGCCCATTATTCGATTCAATAACCTTCCCGCTACAAAATCCCGAAATGACTGACGCCGACCGAGATGCTCTGATAAATGTATTTATGGGCCAGCCGGTCAAAATAACCAATCTGCCCATCAATATCTACGGTGGCGAATTTACCGGTTATATCGAGGGCTGGACTTGGACTAGCACCCTCAACGGGCTTTCATTGACTTTCACAGCATCACCGACTGAGTTCAGCGCAGTAGCCCAGACTTGGGATCAAGTGAACGCGGCAGAAACGTGGAATAGCATACTTAATACGCTAGAATGGCAAGACGCGATAGGAGTAATCAGCTAATGGCAACAACAACAAACTTCGGGTGGGAAACCCCTGACGATACCGATCTTCTCACAGATGGCGCTTTGGCAATACGCACTTTGGGCAACTCGATAGATACTTCTCTCGTTGATCTCAAAGGTGGCACAACTGGACAAGTGCTATCTAAGAATTCTAATACAGATATGGATTTCACTTGGGTCGCCCAAGATGATTCAAATGCCATTCAAAATGCTATTGTTGATGCGAAGGGCGATTTAATCACAGCAACAGCGGCCGACACTCCTTCAAGATTGGCAGTCGGTACCAACGGACAAGTTTTAACGGCTGATTCAACAACCGCTACCGGTTTAAAATGGGCAACTGCCGCATCCTCCAGCGGCCCAGCTTTTAGTGCGTATAGAAATACAAGTCAAACCTTGACGAGTGGCGCTTGGAATAAAGTTCAATTTGAAGTTGAAGATTTTGACACGGATTCTTGTTATGACAACGCGACAAATTATCGCTTTACGCCAAACAAATCAGGTTATTATCAATTTAACTATAACGCACAAGCTGAAAGTGGTTTTGCAACACTTTGTGCATTGTATAAAAATGGTGCGATTTATCATTATGGCTTCAAAAGCAATCCAGGTTCATCGCAAAATAATCACGGCAACGGCGCATTTATTGCTTACGCAAATGGAACAAGTGATTATTTTGAAGTTTATTTAAATCCGGGTAGCGGTTATGGCGGCACAGCAGTAGTAAATTGGGGAACGGATCGCAGATCAGCATTTTCTGGCGTATGGATAAGGAGTTAAAATGTCAATATATGATCAAATAATTGCGGCGTATCCTGAATTGGAAAACGGTGAAGCTTTTAGCAATTTAACAATAATGCTTCAAGACGATTGTGATGGTCAAGGTGTATTCATTGCTAAATGGGATTATGAAAAACCACTACCTAAAGGTCTCAAACTGGGTAAGTAATGCCTAAATTATGCAAAGCTGGTCAGCAATTAAG